CGCACTGGAATTTACCCAGTTCTCTAGTCCTGGTGAACTACAGGCTGGTAAAGGTTTGTTGAAAACTGGTAACAGATTTGATGTTATAACTTTAGATGCTAGTGCGATTGTTGTTAATGATGATGATATTAATCTCGCTCAGGTAACAACAACTTATGATGATAGAACTGATAGAGATGATAGATTTATTACTGATGTACAAATTGATGAATACGGTAGAGTAACTGGTATCGTTACTACAAATACGGTTTCTCTAGCATCTTCAACTCCAACTACTTATGGTGTTGCTTCTTTCTTCGGAGAGCATTTTGAGATAGATTTCAACTCCACTTCAGGTCATGTTGGTCTTGCAAGTAACTTCACTGGTCCAGTTATGGCCATTGATGGGACGGCTAATCAGGTTGCAGTTACTAGAAATGAAGGAAGAGTTATCGTTGGTCTCCCAGCAGCTATAACTGTTTCTGGTAATGTAACTAGTACTAGTGGACAATTTATAGGAGATGGTTCTCAATTAACAGGAATTATTTCTGGTGTTGAAGTTCAAAAAGATGATGTACAATCAGTTGCAGCAGCAACAGTACTAAATTTTGAAGGAACTGCAATTACTAGTATCGTTTCTGAATCTGCTGGATCTAAAGCAACTGTTACTATTGATGCTGTAGATATTAATGCTATTGGTTCTGCAAACCAAGTGTTATTTAAGAATGGTTCTAACGTTGCAACAACATCGGCAAACTTACAATTTAATGGAACTAACTTAACTTGTGCTGGTACAGTTACTGCAAACTCTGACGAAAGACTTAAGAAGAATATTGAAACTATCAGTGATGCACTTCCTAAAGTAACAAGTCTACGTGGTGTTGAATATGATCATAAAAACACTGGAGACCATTGCTTAGGTTTGATTGCACAAGAAGTTGAGAAGATTGTGCCAGATGTTGTCTACGAAGACGTTGAGGGTATTAAGTCTATTGCATATCAAAATATGGTTGCTCTTTTGGTTGAAGCCGTTAAAGATCAGCAGAAACAGATTGACGAACTAAAGTCTCTACTAAATAACTAAAAAGAGTCTTTTCAATAATGTCTAATATTGATGAAGCAACAAGAATACCTTCAAAGGTCGGCAACCTTATGATGGTTGTTGTGACTTGGAAAGGAAGAACATATGTTTTAAAAATGTTCTTCCCTCAAGCAAAACTTCCTTCAAGAAAAGAAGTTGAAGCACAAATGCAAGGAATTTATCCTGGATCTAAAGTAAAATATACATCTGTTTCTGAGAAAGAACCTGGTGAAACCTTCTTATATGCAGAAGAGATTGAGATTGAAGAGAAAGCAAAGGATTGTTGGGACACCCACAAGAAAGTGGGTATGAAAATGAAAGGTGGTAAATTAGTAAATGATTGCCGTCCAAAGAATGAAGAAACGGAAGTTTCGGAAGGTGCTGCATGGACTAAGAAGTCTGGTAAAAATAAAGAAGGTGGTCTCAATGAAAAAGGACGTAAGTCTTACGAAGCAGAAAATCCTGGTAGTGATCTGAAAGCACCATCTAAAACGAAGGGTAATAAAAGAAGAGCATCATTCTGTGCAAGAATGAAAGGTATGAAGAAGAAATTAACCTCTGCTAAAACTGCTAGAGATCCCGATAGTAGAATTAATAAAAGTTTGAGAGCTTGGAATTGTTGATTGATTTATGAGTGAAATTTATCTTGGTAATCCAAATCTAAAAAAAGCAAATACTAAAATAGAATTTACAGAGGAACAAATTCTTGAGTTCCTCAAATGTAAAGAAGATCCAGTATATTTTGCTAAAAATTATGTGCAAATTGTCTCTCTTGATAAGGGTCTAGTTCCTTTTGAGATGTATCCATTTCAGGAAAAACTGGTAAACAATTTTCATGAAAACAGATTCAATATTTGTAAGATGCCTCGTCAGACTGGTAAGTCTACGACTGTGGTATCTTATCTTCTTCACTACGCAGTCTTTAACGATAGTGTTAATATTGGTATCCTTGCTAACAAGGCAGCAACCGCCAGGGAACTGTTAGGTAGATTACAAACTGCATATGAAAACCTGCCCAAGTGGATGCAACAGGGTATAATAGCATGGAATAAAGGATCTTTGGAGTTAGAAAATGGGAGTAAAATACTGGCAGCTTCTACGTCTGCAAGTGCTGTCCGAGGTATGTCTTTTAACATCCTCTTTCTCGATGAGTTCGCATTTGTCCCAAATCACATTGCTGACTCGTTCTTTGCCTCTGTTTATCCTACTATTACTTCTGGTAAAAGTACCAAAGTAATTATCGTGTCTACACCACATGGTATGAATCATTTCTACCGAATGTGGCATGATGCAGAAAGAAGTAAAAATGATTACATTCCCACAGACGTTCATTGGTCGGAAGTTCCTGGACGTGATGCAAAGTGGAAACAACAAACTATTGCTAACACATCAGAGCAGCAGTTCAAGGTTGAGTTTGAATGTGAGTTTTTAGGATCTATCGATACATTGATAGCTCCGAGTAAATTGCGATCAATGGCTTATGATACTCCTCTAAGGCAAAGTGCAGGATTGGATATTTACGAACTACCAAAAGAAGGGCATGATTATATTGTTACAGTAGACGTTGCTAGAGGTGTTAGTGAAGATTACTCAGCATTTGTGGTTGTAGATATTACAGAGTTTCCCCATAAGATAGTTTCAAAATATAAGAATAATACAATCAAACCTATGTTGTTTCCAAATATAATATGGGAAATAGCAAGAAATTATAATCAAGCATATATTTTATGTGAGGTAAATGATATTGGCGATCAAGTAGCATCATTACTTCACTATGATCTTGAGTATCAAAACGTTCTTATGTGTTCAATGAGAGGACGTGCTGGACAAATTGTTGGTCAAGGATTCAGTGGAAAGAAGACTCAATTGGGAGTCAAAATGTCTAAGACTGTTAAGAAAGTAGGGTCTCTCAATCTTAAAGCATTAATCGAAGAGGATAAATTAATATTTAATGACTATGATATCATATCAGAATTAACTACATTTATTTCAAAGCACAATTCTTTTGAAGCAGAAGAGGGTTGTAATGATGACCTTGCGATGTGTCTTGTGATTTATGCATGGTTGGTTCTTCAAGATTACTTTAAAGAACTAACCGATCAAGATGTTAGAAAGAGAATTTATGAAGAACAGAAAAATCAAATAGAACAGGATATGGCTCCTTTTGGATTTATTGATGATGGATTAGATAACTCCACTTTTATAGATGCTGAAGGAGATAGATGGTCTAATGCGACTAGTGAATATGGTGATATGTCGTATATGTGGGATTATCAGTGATTAGATTGTTAAAATTATTGAGTAATGTAGTTGATCCTAATTGGTGGGCGGAAGTAGTTGGTAAAAAATTTGGTTTATATGATTGGGCTAGCAAACCAAATAAATTTAAAGAATGGAAATTAAAACAACCATTATGGAAACAACTTTTCATTGAAGTCTTGATGCTTACGCTTTTAGCGTTAGCATTTGAACCAGTATTAAATATGTTAGGATATTCGATGCTCCCTTGGAGATGGTTCTAATGGATTTAGATAGTCAAATAAAACTTGGTCATCTTTTATTAACAGACAGAAAGTGTAGAATTTGCGATAAGACTAAGAATCTAATAGAAGACTTTTATAGAACAAGAAAGGACAGAGGAGCAGTTCCATCCTCATGGTCATATGAATGTAAAGACTGTACTATAAAGAGAATTGTTGAAAGTAGAAAAAAACAAACGCCATTTGTTGATTGGTTATATCCAGACTGGTAGTTCACGCGGCATTTCCCCACTGAAAATGCAACTTTTAATAAATATTTCAAGTTAACTGAAACCCTTACAGGAGAAAAACATGGCGACTCCTCAATTATCTCCTGGTGTATTAACCAGGGAAGTGGACCTAACGGTAGGAAGAGCTGAGAATGTTTTAGATAATATTGGCGCTATCGCAGGACCCTTCCCTATTGGTCCCGTGGAAGATCCAACTGATGTGGCCACCGAGCAAGAACTCATCACAGAGTTCGGCAAACCAAGTAATAATAACAACCAGTATGAGTACTGGCTTGCAGCATCATCTTTCCTTTCATACGGCGGCGTACTGAAAGTTGTAAGAACTGATGGCGATAACCTGAAGAACGCATACCGAGGATTTGGTGCTTCAGGTTCTGCACCAAAAGTAAAAAATTACGAAGACTATCAAGATAACCAGTCTGCAGATTCTGTAGATTGGGCATTCGCTGCCAAGAACCCAGGAGAATGGGCAAATGGTATTAAAGTCTGCGTTATCGACGATTTAGCAGACCAAAGACTAACTGTTAATAATGCTAACCTAGATGGTTTTAGCGTTGGAACAGGTATTACTTACACCCTATCAGGTGTAACAGTTCCAAATGCTTCTAATGGTACTACCTCTACATTTGATGGTTTCTTAAAAGGTATCATTACAGGTAAAGATGAATCAAATAAAACCATTGATGTAAAAATTACATCAAGAGTTTCCGTTGGTTCTACAGCAAGCGTAGTTGCAAGATCTCAGACAACAGTTGGTATTCATACTGTTGCAGATTCAGTTATTACTGTTGGATCTACTGCTGGTATATCTACATCTTCTGCTCTCACCGCAGAATTTGGAGATGGAACAGGATTCTTTAGTGTAGTCAGTGTTCTTTCTGGTAACAGAGTAACATTGGGAAGCACAATTGGTAGTAGTGTTGCTGCAGGCGTTGCAGTTACATTCTCTAATCTGATTTCTAATGCAGGTTCGATCACTGCTATTAACTATGCAGAAGGAGTAACAGGATCTGCATTCCCATCTAGTGGAGTAATTTACTCACATTCAAGTGATGGTACATCGTCCGTTCCTTTCAGCATCACAAATGCAGTTGATTGGTATGATCAACAGACACTTGGATTAACAAATTCCACAGTTTTCTGGAAGAACATCGCACCAAAGCCAGTTACAAGTAGACATTCTACTGAAAGATCTGGTAAAGGAGATGCTCTCCACATTGCTGTCTATGATGATGAAGGAAAAGTAACAGGAATTCAAGGAAATCTTCTTGAGAAGCATACTTTCCTCTCTAAGGCTACAGATACAATTTCTGCAGTCAATTCTCCCCTGAAGGTATTCTATAAGGATTATCTCGCAGATAGATCCGAATACATTTTTGCAGGAGCAAATCTCGGTGATGAGAATGATTCCTTTAACGGAACAACAATTACTGCTATTGATTTCCAAACAAATACAACAGGAACTGCTTCAGCAAATACAACTGCACAATGGTCTGGAATCTCTACAGGATCTGGTTCTTGGAACACATTAGCACAAGGAATTTCCTTTAATGCTATTGGTGCTGCAACTTATGATCTTACAGGTGGTCAAGATTATGGTGCATCACAAGGAATGCAAGCAACTCTTAGTGATGTAATTTCTGGATATTCTTTACTAACAAATAAAGATGAAGTAGAGGTTGACTTTGTACTTGGCGGTCCTGGACTTGCACAAGAAGATGAGTCTAGAGCAAAAGCAAACTATCTGATTTCCCTGGTTAACCAGAGAAAGGATTGCATGGCAACAATTTCTCCTCATAAAGCAAATGTTGTTGATGTTGCAAATTCTGATACTGCAACAGATAATGTTATCGCATTCTATTCGTCACTAACATCTTCATCGTATGCTGTATTCGATACTGGATACAAGTACATGTATGATAGATTTAATGATAAGTTCCGTTATGTTCCAACCAACGGAGACGTTGGTGGTTTGATGGTAAGAACTAATCTTATCGCTTATCCATGGTTCTCCCCCGCTGGTCTTCAGAGAGGACAACTTAATAATGCAATCAAACTTGCATTTAATCCATCCAAGGCTCAAAGAGATAGACTCTATCCAAGAAGAATTAACTCCATTGTTAATCAGTCTGGTTCAGGAATTCTGTTGTTCGGTGATAAGACCGCACTTGCTGTTTCTTCCGCATTCGATCGTATCAATGTTCGTCGTCTCTTCCTCACAGTTGAGCAAGCACTGCAAAAAGCAGCAGAGTCACAACTCTTTGAACTTAATGATCAGATCACAAGAGCAAACTTTGTTAATATCGTAGAACCTTATCTCCGCGATATTCAAGCAAAGAGAGGTATTTATGATTATCTGGTTATTTGCGATAAAACAAATAACACTCCAGATGTCATTGATAATAATGAGTTTAGAGCAGACATCTTCCTGAAGCCTGCTAAATCAATCAACTTCGTTACACTTACTTTCGTTGCTACGAGAACAGGTGTAAGTTTTGAAGAAGTTGCTGGTAGAGTTTAATTTATTATAAAAAATAGGAGGAACC